GCAAGAGATTTGGATGCAAGTATCACCTATTGCAAGAAGGATGATACAAGTCCCCTTTGTTACGGATCTATCGAGAAGTCCGGAAAGAGAGGTTGGCAGGATTGCGCCTCCGCCGAGTCCTACGATGACTTCATTCAACGAGTCTCCGCAGCAGACTACAAATCATTTGTCATCTTCAACGACCGCATTGAATCATTTGCTAGAAGACGGTTCAAGGTTGCCGATGTACCTTACGAGGACCCGTTCCCCGACTCCTGGTTGCCTAGCACACAACTGGACAGTTGGGCGATAGAAAACGTAAGAGATTGGATCCCTTCTCCAGCGATCAGACCAAAATCATTGATATTGGTAGGAGATTCAAGACTTGGAAAGACAGCTTGGGCTAGAAAACATGGATCACATGTTTACTTCAACGGAACTTGGAATGCAGCTAAGTGCGACGCAATTGGACCCGACACTAAGTACGCCGTTTGGGATGACATGTTCAACTGGGAAGCTTTCAATTACAAGCAATGGCTGGGAGGTCAATGGGAATTCGACGTCACAGGAAAATACAGAGCTCCTAGAACTGTTTCTGGCTGGGGTCGACCTTCTATAGTTTGTTGCAATGCATTGCCACAACACTTAGACAATCAATGGGTTCGCGATAACTGCTTAATTGTCTATGTTAGATTTGCTTTATTTCAATAAAGGATCCTAATAAGGTGGTGCCTCCACATCCGTGTCCGTTCGGACATCGCGCCCTTGAACGGGGCGACCCTACGGGTTGCCTTCGGCAATATCTCACTACCCGCTCCATTTGGAGTTACACCACCACCTTATTTAGGATGCCTATATCAAGAAATATCGAAGCGCAAGATCTTGCAAGACAACGTGAATTGTTGGATCGCCTTGAAACGTATTTGATCGATTTCGTTAATGAATTGCCTGCCTTGCCTAACACAACCGTGGATGAAGATGATCGAATTCGCATGCAAAATATCAGTTTTGAAATTATCACTTTTATTAATAACTTGTTTTGGGATTTATAATAAATTATGCTTCATTGTAATCCACAGGAGCGTCTGTTTCTTGATTAATGAGCTTAATTGATGTTGGGATTGTAGTCAAAGGTGCATTGTAATTGCAATATTCAATTAGCTTATTAGCTGTTTTCTCTAACTTGTATCCAATATCAACTGTATAGTTGATTTCACATCCAATCTTATAAGGTCCAGGAGACACCATTTGGCCGACTGGAGTGGTGGTTGTTACTAAAGCGGGATGGCCTTTACAAATTGCAAAGCACATAACCGTTGTATTTGGAATCCAAAAAGGAGTAGATTCAAGAGGTGCATCATATGCATCACGCTTGGTAAACGCTCTGTCATATATAAATCTAAAATTAACCTTTTGAATATCTCCAGCCATTAGAGTCATATTTAGCTTCTTAATGAGTCTATATCTTCTTCGAAAATTGGGATCACTAAATGGATTATAGCCAGTAGCTTCAGGAAGAACTGTGCCGCCGGTTGGACCAGCTGATAATGATCTTTGTGATGCTCCTGTTTGTAGTTGATTGACGTTATTATCCGCAATCATTGTAGCAACAAATTGTTGAATGGGTGTTTCCAATCCAAAATTTTGTAGAGGGGATACATCAGAACCTTTCTTAATAGTAACAAAAAAAAGTTGCATATCACATCCATTGTTTGAATAATTTCCAATTCTGATCTGTCCTTGAATGTCTCTAACAACACATTGCTTATTCTTTATCCCTGCACTACTGGCTTCGGCTGTAGCGAGAGGACCTCCAGTAATGTTATAATTAGGATCCATTAAAAACGGAGTGGTAAACCAGCTATTGTCCAACACTTCAACTGTAGATGAACTAGAAGGCATTGAATTGGAATAAATCTGTCCTTCGTTCATAACATTAAAAACATCAAAAATAGTTTGTTGGCCAGTTTGATTTTGTTCCAAAATTCTTTGCTGTTGATGACGGTACTTGGCTTGAGGTCGTACTTTACTACGCCCTAAACCAATTTTGGCTGTAATAGTGCCGGAAGCAACATCACTAACTCTAAACGTTTTGTTTGGCTTCGTTCTCTTCTTCTTGGTACGGGTAGCGCTGGGACCAAAATTCTTCCGAGTCTTCAGACGAAGTTTGGCACGCTGTCGAGGTCGACGATATCTGACTCTCCCTCCGTTGGGTTTCTTGCCTCCTCCACCACCAGCACTCATCTGACTGATTTGATTCGCCGCTCCTACAATGTAGGGTAGCGCTTGAGTGAGACTGCTTGTTAAGTGACGAAACGAGCCAACAGCCATAACACAACAACAAAATGTAAATAAAAATAAAAACAACAAAAACAAAAACAAACGCGTCCATGATAAAACCAGTTTAGATCTCCGCCTTTTATATAAATAGGTAGGACACCGGACACCATGGGGGGTGGTAATACTATACACCCCCCATCGATGTCCTCTTTTCGTTTGGCCGCTAAAAACCTATTCCTTACCTATCCTAACTGTGGAGAGAAAGATGCCTGCTTTGCTTTCCTACAATCGAAATTCAGTGACTCCCTCCAATACTGCTTGGTTGCGCAGGAGGCTCACTCTTCTGGAGAACCGCATCTCCACGCCATCGTCTGCCTTACAAGAAAGATCAACTTCAAGAGACCGGATTGCCTTGACTTTGATGGATTCCACGGAGACTACAAGGCCGCAAGAGATTTGGATGCAAGTATCACCTATTGCAAGAAGGATGATACAAGTCCCCTTTGTTACGGATCTATCGAGAAGTCCGGAAAGAGAGGTTGGCAGGATTGCGC